ATGGCACGAAAAACCACCCCACTAACTATTACGGAGATCAAAAACGCACGACCAGGGGAAAAGGAATACACCCTGCAGGATGGCGGAGGATTATTTCTTCTGGTGAAACCCTCCGGATCAAAAATCTGGCGTTTTACGTACTACCGCCCGGCAGATAAAAAACGGACTATCATCAGCCTCGGATCGCTGAATGATGTTTCCCTGTCCGATGCCAGAGAACGACGGAATGAATACAGGTCACTCATAGCGAAGGGAGTTGACCCACAGGACCACGAACGCCGGAAACGTGAAGCAGAGAGTCGGAAAAAGGGCAACACGTTCGAAAAAGTTGCCTCGGACTGGTACGAGATGAAAAAAGGCCAGAATCTGGCTTACAACACGATTAAGGATATCTGGCGATCCCTGGAAAAATACGTATTCCCGTACATCGGAAACACGCCAATAGATACCCTCACAGCTCGCCGCTTTGTTGAGATACTCACACCCATTAAAGCACGCGGCAACCTGGAAACCCTGAAACGCGTTTTACAACGCATCAATGAAGTGATGGATTTTGCTGCCAACAGTGGGCTGATTGACATCAACACCGCCGCGAACGTCCGCAAGGCATTCCCCTCACCCACCAAAAAGCACATGCCAACCATCCGACCGGAACAGCTACCGCAGCTAATGCACGATTTATCGGTCGCCAGCATAGAACGGCAAACCAGATTGCTGATTGAGTGGCAACTGCTGACCGTAGCACGCCCAGCCGAAGCAGCCGCCGCACGCTGGGAAGAAATAGATCTCGATGCCGAAACATGGACGATTCCAGCCGGACGCATGAAGATGCGCCGTGACCACGTGATCCCCCTTTGCGGTCAGGCTATGGCTGTACTGGAAACCATGAAGCCAATCAGCGCACACAGGGAACACGTTTTTCCCAGCCTTAAAAACCCGATGCTGCCAATGAGCAGCCAGACCGCTAACGCCGCATTGCGCCGGATGGGTTACGCTGGTGTGCTGGTGTCTCACGGATTACGCGCCATATTCAGTACAGCAGCGAACGAGGAAGGATTCGAGCCGGACGTAATCGAGGCCGCACTCGCACACGTGGACACAAACGAGGTAAGGCGAGCATATAACCGAAGTAACTACCTGGAAAAGCGCGTGGTGCTTATGCGCTGGTGGGGGGAATTTGTAGAGGCCGCAGCTACCGGAGTGACCATAGCCAGTGGTAAAAGGGGTATCCGTGCCGTGTAACTGTACAAAAAACCAGTAAAAGCGATGCAAACCATGCTAAACCATCGTATAATCGCCACAACCCACCCAATACAGAGAGGAGTCACCCAAATCATGAAATTCAAGGAGCTATCCAGGTGTTTTTCAATGAAAAGGTATCCCCTGCTTGCGGCGAAGGGCTGCAACTGGCGTTAATGGCAAATCGTGAATTCTGGTCAACATACGATCCGGAAGACAAATCAACAGCCCCCACAAAACACGAGGTAGTCAGTTTTTTGCGCTCACGTGGCGCATCGAAAAACCTGGCTGAAAGCATCGACAAGGTGCTGAGACCCACCAGCCTTAAATGCGGTGGGCGGCCTAAGAAGTGGAAACGGTAATCACAATAGCGGCCCCTTGCGGTCGCTATTTTTTTGCAGAAAGAAAAGCGTAATCAATGAGATAAAAAACAGTGAGTACCGTTTTAAAACGGTGGGTACTGTTTTTCCCGCCCTGCCCTGTTTTACCGTATTTATCACCGGAATACGCCGGATTAACGAGGTAAAACATAGTGGAAACAATCAGAAAAATACTTACCCGTCAGGAAGTAAAAAATATTCTGCGCATCAAGGCAGACAGTTCGCTACAGGACATGATCAACGCCGGAAAATTCCCGAAAGGCTTCAAAATCGGTCTGCGTCGTGTTGGCTGGTATGAAGATGAAGTGCTGGCCTGGCTGAAAGAGCGCGAGGAAGAAGCGCGCGGAACGGCTGCGTAATGGTGTGAGGCGTAACGCGATGCACATAACAAAAAGCGCCCCGTTACCGGAGCGCCCTTGCGAACAATTAACCTGCTGCGAAAAAATTGGATCAGTGCAGGGGAATTATATCAACTGTGTGAAGAAGCGCCACTATTGCCGGATAACAGGCAAAGAAAAGGCCACCAGTCACGGTGGCCCTGCGACACAAATTTCGCGTTATCCCCAACGCATGAGCATCGCCAACAATGCCACATTTGCGGCTGGTGGGCAATGCAATCAGTCTGGTTCAGTTCGTTGCCATACCTGCAATGAGCGCTTTTCCCTGTACTCTTTAAGGAATTGCTCAAGGGCAAAAGCACATGGCGCGAATCTTTCTGATTCATGCTCTATCTTTCTGCGCCGTCTTTTCCGTGTCGGTGATAATGTTTTGGTCAATTCTTTATCGGTCATTGTGTTGTCCTGCATAGCAATGCGCCGTAGTTACTCACACCACGGCGCTGGTGATGGTTACTCCTGCTCTTTGGCCTTGCGACGCTGGCGGCGTTTGATCTCGCCTTTTGCGGCAGTAACTAAAAAACCAGCGGTACTTTCGCCAGGTTCTTTAAGTTGCTCAATATCATCCATTACTTCATGTGGGATTCTGACAGTTGTCATTTGTGATTTTGCGTTCTTTGCACCAGTTGCCATTTCTGGATCTCCTAAAAATTGGTGTATGTCAGTATACGCAAAAAAAATGATAAAAAAAGGCTTGAAGTGTATTTCACCAGTGAGTAAATTAAAAAGCAGAGGTGAAATACACCTAAAAGAGCAACGCCCCGCAGTGCTCGCAACACATGCAGGGCGTCTAACTACCAACGATAGAAAGCGTATCGAGGCAGCTATGAGAAATTATACCAGACACCCGCAAGGGCGGGACTCGTACAACCTGAATAAATACATCTGGCGTTTTATCGCCCTGAGCACGGCACAACCGCGCGTGATTACCATTGAGGCCACCAGCGAACAGGAAGCGCGCCAGCAATCTCCTGATGGTTGCGTGATGGTATTCGCCGCCCGTATTCGTCAGGAGGTACGCCATGTGCAATAACACCCGTCCGGACGCAGCCGCCGAAGCTATCAGAACGCTGATGGATGCGCTGATTGATATTTCTGTTATCGCAGACAAAGCGCATAAGCACGCCACCACTGAAACAGAATATGCCGGGGCTTTCGTTCCTCACTCACTGGCTGTAATGCAACTTAGTGCTGATATGGCGCTGAATGAGGCTAAAGCCATCCTGATTACTGATTGTGAAAATGGGGGGGGTTATGCGTGATGATCGTTTTAATGCCATGAAACAGGAATTTGATGGCGCACCGGAAGATACAGACGATGCGTTGTTATGCGTTGCCGGCATGATGAAAGCCGCATTTTTCCTTATCAGTACCAGTGGCTACAGGTCAGAGGGTGCGGAGATTCTCAATATTGCGTCGGACTATGCGGAATATGTTGCAGAGGCGCGTTACAGAAGAAAATTCCCGGAGGATGTAAGCCATGGATAAAATCCCTTTCGATGTTCTTATTCATTCTGAGAATGCATTAAACCGGGCACTGGAAATGAAAGCGGTATTAATTAAATTAACCGAAGTTCATGCCGAACAGGGGGGGGATTTATTTTCTGCTTTCAGCACTCTGTTAACCCCGGTTATTGATGAATTAAACGCGGTTATGGAAATACACGACAAGACCCGCGCAGAGGAATAAAAACCATGAAAAAGAAAAATTCTGGCTTTACTGCCAGCGGCCCCGCTCGGCCTGAAATCCGCCCCGGCGATATTTTCCGGGATAACTACGGAAGTCAGATAACGGTAAAAACGGTGAGTGCTTATCGGGTGACATATATCCGCGAAGGTTATGCGCATCCCTGCGTGTCGTCACATATGCGTTTTGAGAGTGAATTCACCCTGGTAAGCAAAGCACCACCAGCGGACTTAAGCGACATCGACAGAATCATGCGCGTTACAGGTATGGAACGCATTAAGGCAGTACGTGAAATTATTCGTGAACGGGGAAAGGCAAAATGAAACTGGCACCGAACGTAAAACTGTTACCGAAAGATAAACACACTGAGGCGGTTATTTTTGCGGGTGATAATGCTCACTCCTTTGCAGAACATTACATGATTGCACAGGCCCAAAAAGCAGGCGATCCCATCCCTCCGGTTTACCTGGGCCGTTATCAGTTAAGCGAACTGGACAATTTACAGATTGTTGATGAAGGACGATACAGAGCAAAGGTCATACGCGCCGGAAACCTGGACGATATGCAGATGCTGACCATTGCCACCAAACTGGCGATCGCAGGTGTCCAGGAAGCACGGTTACTTTCAGAGAATTTCGAACTGCTGGAGGACTGGAGCGAGCAACTACCGCGGCTTAAAGAAACCTGGGAACGCGGGGAAAGTCTGGTCATGAATGGTGGAAAGCGAAAAATCACACTTCCCATCTCATGGGGTTCTGAGGGATTCGACGCGCAGCAAAGCTACGTAATTAAGGGGCTTATTCCGGCTGAGTCATTATGCAGCACCTACGGGGCCAGCGGTTCTTATAAATCGTTCCTGGCTATTTCCTGGTCGTGCCATGTTGCCACAGGTATGGCATGGGGAGGCCGCAGGGTAAGTAAGGGCGCTGTTATCTATATCGCTGGCGAAGGCAGTATAGGCGTAAAACGCCGCGTTAAGGCGTGGGAGATAACCCATGACAAGGTGGTTACAGATTTGTGCATCGTTAACGCGCCTGTCTTCCCCGCATCGCCTGACTATGTGGAGCAGGTTATCAGGACTGCCGGACTTGTTAAGAGCAGAACGGGCGAAAATGTGCGGCTGATTGTGATCGACACGCTGGCCCGTTGCTTTGGTGGAAATGATGAAAATGATTCCCGCGATATGGGCGCATTTATCCAGGGGTGTGACGCGATAAAGCAGGCCACAGGGGCCACGGTGCTGGTGGTTCACCATTCCGGCAAGGATGAAACAAAGGGGGCGCGCGGTTCCAGCGCATTCCGTGCCGCGCTTGATGCAGAGTACCGAATCAGCCGGGAAAATTCAGAGGTTACAGCACTGGTGGCGGCGTGTACGAAGATGAAGGACGCAGAGGAGCCAAAAGAGAGTGCATACGATCTTAAAAGCGTGGAGGTGTTCACCGATACAGATGGCGAAGAGATTGTGTCCATGGTGGTGATTGACGTTCCCCGCGCCCCTGCTGAACTGGAGCGCATAGAGGAGGCCGGGAACAAGACGGAAAATCACACGGCTTTATGGGGTTGTATCCGGTCGCGTATACAGCATGGTGATAAATGTACGATCCCGCTGCTACGTGATGACATGAAAAAGCTGGGATATGACACAAAACACCTTAAACGATGGTTAGCCAAACTGGAAAAAGACGGCGTGATTTGCGTCGATGGGGATGATGTTCACCCACTGTAAAAAGTGGGCGTTAAAAGTGGGAGTAGTGGGTAATTTAACTGGAATTTAACAAAATCGCCCACTTTCCCACGTGTATACATCCCAAAAAGTGGGCACTAAAAAAATACTTATGAAACAGTACGATATAAAACCACAAAATCCCAGGTGGGACGAAGTGGGAAACCATGAAAAGTGGGCAGAAAAAGTGGGCACAGGTGGGCGCATGACAAGAAAAACCAGAGATAAGACAGCACCAAAATATAAAGCGTTAGACATGACAGAGCACGCCTTAAAGGTGGCAATCAGAACGATAGACCGCCACGCCGGAGAAGGATACGCGAAAGCACATCCCGAACTGATAAGCGCATTCATGACCACGGCGGCGGCAAACTTTGCCACGCTGACAGAACGGGAGATTGCCGAAGCGGAACTGGTGACAACCATCAACGTTAAAACCGGAGAGCAGACAGCATGACAGCACAGATAGCGGCTTACGGGCGGCTGGTGGCTGACCCGCAGTTAAAGACCACCAGCAAAGGGACACAAATGGCGATGGCGAGTATGGCGGTTCCCCTGCCGTGCAGCCAGGCCGATGACGGAACGGCGACGATGTGGTTATCCGTCCTGGCGTTTGGCAGACAGGCCGACGCACTGGCAAAGCACCACAAAGGCGAACTCGTGAGCGTGGCGGGTAACATGCAGGTAAGCCAGTGGACAGGCCAGAACGGCGAAACGCGGCAGGGCTGGCAGGTTATCGCAGACAGCGTAATCAGTGCGCGAACGGCGCGACCGGGCGGCAAAAAAGGCCAACAGGGGCAGGCCACTGATGCACTGAACAGGGCAAAACAACAGGCGGGAAATGATGATCCGTACGGGGATAACATACCGTTTTAAGCAACGAGTGACAGAAGCCGGGATTTTCCCGGTTTTTTTACGGGTCCTCCCGGTGGAGTGGCCTTACCACGGGGCGGGAGCGGCGCGGAAAAAGGCTGATTTTTGTATTTTCATGGCGGCGGCAGCATGTGCGATAATTTATTGATAATTAAAAATTATTTCCGTCTTCACCTGTACAATTTTTTTTCTCTCCTGTCATTAGACCAGTTTGCAATTAATTGAAATATATAAATAAATCAGTTTTTCACCTGCCTGGTGGAGTTGCCTGTATCAAAACGTGTTCAGATGGCGGGATATTTATGCCGGATTTTTTCCGGCTTTTTTTGCGTCTGAATCTGATTAATCTATTTTTATGATAGAAATATGTTTATCTACCACTTTTATCGATCAATAATGATGCCCGTTAATCAAAACGGAGGCGGATTTATGCCAGAGAACAACACCAGAAAGCCGGGTAAAAGTGCCACTGTGCACATAGACACCGGAACGATGGAGAAGATCGAACGCTATCAGCAGTTCATCAAAGAGAATCACCCGGGTATGCCAGTACCCACGAAAGGACAAATCACACGCAGCGCGGTTGAATACTGGTACAAGGCAACGTTAGGAGCCTGGCTATGAAAACATGGTTTTCCATTAAGGCGGCGGATGTGCGTGGAACGGTGGAGATATCCATCTATGAAGAAATTGGCGGCTTCGGTATTACCGCGAAGCAGTTCTCGGAAGATCTGAAAGCCCTTGGCGATGTTTCACATATCGACCTACGGATCCATTCGCCTGGCGGTGACGTGTTTGAAGGCATCGCCATCTATAACCTGCTACGGAATCATCCGGCAGACATTACGGTTTATATCGATGGCGTGGCGGCTTCAATGGCTTCGGTCGTCGCAATGGCAGGCGATCGCGTTGTTATGCCGGAGAACGCCATGATGATGATCCATAAGCCGTGGGGTATCTCTGGCGGAAATGCTGGCGATATGCGTGATTATGCTGATTTGCTGGATAAAGTGGAAACCGTGTTAATCCCTGCTTATGCCAGAAAAACGGGCAAATCAGCACAGGAAATTGCCGCCATGCTGGAAGATGAAACCTGGATGGACGGGAAAGAATGCCTTAAGCACGGTTTTGCTGATGAATTGTTGCCATCTGTCAGAGTAATGGCGCGAATTGAATCGAAACGCACAGGAGATTTTTTACATATGCCGGAAACCATTAAGGGAATGATTACCCCGCCGAAATCACAGGCAAAAAACACCATTACAGGCGACCAGGAGCGCATTAACGGCATTAAAGAAATTTTTAGCGTGTTCGGCAACCAGTACGACGGGATCAAAATGTCGTGCCTTGAAGATGCATCCTGTACGCTGGAAATGGCCCGGGAACGTCTGCTTAACGAAATGGGTAAAAACCACACACCAACAAATAAAAATATCCCGTCTCATATTTATGCCGGAAACGGGAACATAACAGGCGATGCGATTCGCCAGGGCCTTTATTCCCGTCTTGGGTATGAGCGTCCTGAGCGTGGCAATCCTTACGCGATGATGAGCCTTTTTGAAATGGCCCAGGCGTCACTGGTCGATCGTGGTATCAGTGTTGGCGGTTTTTTAAATCGTTCGCAGGTCGTTAATGCAGCTTTTACACACAGCAGCAGTGATTTTTCTCATATTCTGGCTGGCGGTGCTGAAAAATCAGTGCTGAAAGGCTGGCAGGACAGCGGCGAAACGTTCCAGAAGTGGACGCGTAGCGGATCGCTTTCAAACTTTCACGAGGCAAAACGCGTTGGCCTGAATGGTTTTTCAAAACTGGATAAAGTACCGGAAGGCGCGGAATATAAATACATTACTACCAGTGACAAGGGCGTACCTATTGCGCTGGCCACATACGGGAATATTTTTTCTGTTACCCGCCAGGCCATTATTAACGATGACCTGACCCAGTTAACTACAATCCCCATGGCGATGGGGCGTGCAGCCGCCAGAACAGTAGGTAATCTGGTGTATCTCCTGTTAACCGGCAATGGCAAATTCACGGATGGTAAGGCGCTATTCCATGCCGATCATAAAAATCTTATTGCGAAGGATATGGACATGGAGGGACTTAACGAAGCCCGTAAGCTAATGCGCCTCCAGGAGGACGCTAACGGTGATTCGCTGAATATTACCCCCGCATTTGTCCTGGTCCCCGCCGCGCTGGAGTCTGCCGCACATCGCGCCATTCTGTCATCGTCATCACTCTTTCCGGTTGATGGTGAGGGCACTATCAATCAGAACCCAGGCATCATTAACGTGGTGAAAGATATGGCTGAAGTTATTGTTGAGCCACGTCTTGATAAGAACAATAACAAGGAGTGGTATGTAGCCGCAGCGAAAGGGATGGACACGATAGAGGTCGCTTATCTTGATGGTATTGATACGCCATATCTCGAGGAGCAGGAGGGCTTTACTGTTGATGGTGTCGCCTGGAAGGTGCGCATAGATGCAGGTGTTGCGGCCCTCGATTATCGTGGACTACTGAAATCGAGTGGAGCATGACAACAAGGGCGGCGATAGCCGCCTTTTTTACGGGTCCTCCCGGTGTAGTGGCCTTACCACGGGGCGGGAGCGGCGCGGAAAAAGGCTAGTTTTTGCATTTTCATTCATCATCATCATCTTTTCAATGTATTGAATTTAAACGAATTTTATTTTTGGTATGTTAATTTTGCTTATTTTGTGTTCAACATATAGCACATTTTTTGACCTCTTCTGAAAGTTGTTCGCAAGATGCATGTTTAAAACATTCCGGAGGGGGTATGGATCGAGAACTGAAAAATCTGATGCTGAACATTAACCAACTGGCGGCGATAGCGGGAATATGTCGTCAGACTGCGGCGGCAAGACTGCAAAACATCCAGCCCGCCGGAGGACATGACAAGTTAAAGCTCTACCGGGTGGCAGATATTGTGTCGGCATTTCTGGCATTACCAACGCCGGTTGCAGAAGGCGAAATGGATGCACATGAGCGCAAAGCCTGGTATCAGTCTGAGCGTGAGCGTCTTAAGTTCGAACAGGAAACGGCGCAACTCATACCCGCCGATGATGCGCGAAAAGAGATGGCTATATGGGGAAAAATCGTAAGCAAGGAACTGGCAAAACTCCCCAGTATTCTGGCACGTGATGCAGGGCTTAAACCGATGGCAGTAAACAGAGTGCAGTCAATTATTGATGATTTGTGTAATCAGATTATCAGCCGGATGGTAAAAAATGACGCAGTGAATGAGGATGCAAAACAGGCATGACAATGACCGAAGCCGAAATGCTCAAAATGATTCGCCGCATTACCGGAGCCAGCCAAGCAGCAGGCAAACAGGAGGCCACGCAGCCAGACAGCGTGATAGCAGAAAATTACGCGCGTGTGGTGGCTGAGGTGATGCGCCGTGACGGTATCGAGCTTAACGGCGTGGATATGCGCGATATACGAACCAGAGTTCTCGAGTTGCTGGCCTACCGTCGCCGCGTGCAGATGTACCAGGAGAAAGAAAAAATTACTTACCACTGGAAGAAGCCGGAGCGGTTACGACGTTAA